CCCGGAACGAAAGTAAAAGGTGATTAACCGATTATCTGTTCCATTCCAATCATCGCCAACGTTTGACGAGCATGCTCGCCCCACGCTGCGTGTATGAGCAGACCCTGAGTTCCTCTTCGGGACGGAAATCCGCCCAATTTGGATCACGAAGCAAGTTCGGGACTTCCCGACCTGCTGCGATTTCAGCCCGTCTGTCACGGTTGCGTGAGTTAGCTACTTCGGCAAACCACCGAAGCAGCAGCTCCCAACCATCAGAAACATGTCGGACTTTGGACGCCTTTGGGCTCCAGACATACCACTTCTTCTTTTGGAAGTCGCGATGTGTCCGGGAGCGTTTAGGACGCCCATTTTCAGGTGTTTCAATAAGACTAGGGACTGCAAGATGCAGCCCTTCATCCGGTATCTCCCCATATATTTTGAGGAGACGAGCTACGATTAACTCGTAGGTATTGAAGCACTGCAAACGATAGAAGGAATTCGCGTAAGCGATCCAACTTTCGTAGCAGTCTGACGATGGAGTTGATGTCCACACTGTCTTTATCCTGACAGGAGTGACATTGTAGCCTTTGTAGGCATCCATGCCACACGATTCTCTGAAGAATCCTGCGGTACAGCTCTTGTCATGGTTTACTTTTAAACCAAATGATTCGAGCACGTTGATCGCGTCTCCGGTGAATTCCGTAGGAACGATCACATCATCACCATACACGAGTGTACCCTCTTGGGTACTCGTATCAGACGCTGCAGCAGTAAGGAGACTCCAGACGCATAGCGCCAAAACGGGAAAGCATAATGCTGATCCCATTGGCGCAAACTTCTGAAGTTTTAGAACCTTACCGTTTGGCAGCTGAGTTGAAGAGGATCTGCACGCCATCAAGCATCGAAAGATGTGTGATGGGAAGAGCAGACGAACCAGACTAACTGTTACGCGATCACTAGCCTCATTGAGGTCCAGAGTCGCGTACCGGCCAGACGCAGAGCCGATTAAGGCCCCTAATCTGTTCGGAAGCTGGTCTGTGAAGAAGACATTGTGTTTGGTTAACCAATGATCCTCTGTCCAACGAACTATAGCACGACCGAGCCCTTGCTGAATCCATTGATAATCAACGGGTTCACAAGAGATTAGTCGCGGCCCGCGCGAGTCCTTAGGCACGAGAATAACTCGTGCAGGAAGGTCTCGGCATTCGACAGATTTAAACCTGTCGAAACGGTCACAGATGTGGCCCAGAGATGCATAATAGTATGCATCAAGTGGGTAAACCTCTGTGATGTTCTGCGAGACATTGGTCCATGAATACTTAGCCCAAAGCTTTTGCTTGGTAGCAACAGCTCCAGGGCCGTGTCTGGGGTCAATGTCGTACGGATCGAAGTTCGAGAATAACCTTTGTAGGAGTATTTTCGCTTCGCGCACCACCCGACACTGTCGTCCGCTAGTGAGTCGAGTTCCTTTCGGATCTCGGATATCACTCGCAGATTCAGTGTATTGGCTGGAATCACTAGTACTGATTGGCGTCCCGGGTTTGGATTTTCCGGTAAGCTCTTCAACACTAGTTCCTCCACTACGTGGGCGTACTTCTCCAGTTTCTCGGATAGCCGAGTTCTGCTGGATAAGGGGCAGGACGACCGATCTCGCCAAACTCTCGAACGTATGTTCTGGAATTCGGTGGGTGATAGTGCCTGCGTGTTTCCGAAAGTCTCCCTTTTGGAGATATCTTTCCGGATTGCGCCTACTGGTGGGTAGTATACAGTTAACGTCACATTCGACTTGATTAAGAGTTGATGTAACGTCCGACAGCTCTTGCTCAGTTCTTTCGAACTTGGCAAGAACTCGTTGTTCTTGTTCTTCAGTGTACGGCTCTTCATACTTGTAGTATACTTGTGTGATGAACCGCAGCACTCTGATACTTTCAGGACATGGGTCCTGAAGGACGTATCCGTTTCGGTCGAGTACTCGATTAAAGAATTCACCCAGGAATCTGGGCAAATCACTTCCAGACTGAGGTTTAAATCTCAGTCCAGAAGAGTTTAATCGTTGAGTACAGGTTAGGGCCTTATCAAGGGCCTTTCCGAGACGGGGCATAGTCTTCGTTATGAAGCTAAGCCCTTCAGAACGAGTTCTCCGCCTCACGGTTTGCACCGTGAGCCGAAGCGCTCGCTTGTTGAACACAACCCCATGCATCAATGAGACGTCATGGAGAAGTGCTGCGATGATGTTTATATTGTCATCGAGCTCCTGTGAAGGCGCCATAATGGTGTCCTTTCTCGAAGCGTACAGACACACTCCATGATTCTGACCTAAACTTCGAACTTTTATGGCTATTAAACCACAAAGGTTATACGAACCAGTTATTAAGAATGGACAGCGGAAACCATTTAAGGTTTCTCTGTTTGCATTCCTGCCCCTCGAGTCAATGGACATCGGGGGACGAATACACATACCAAGTGCAGAAGAAGCTAGCCTACCATACGGTGAGTACCCTTTAGTCCTGAGGCGCGTTTTAGTAACGCGACCAATGGATGTAGAGGGAGTCACATATGAGGAGGCTAATAACTTCTTAATGCAATGGTACGGTGTTAATTCCTGGTCATAACCCATACGTTAAGCACATGGAGCCCCCCCTCGCGGGGGGGCGCCACTAGCCTACATCCTGAACAGTGGTGGAAGGTTAGTCCCACCGAGCTCAAGACGCCGTGTTTTGAGTTCGAAATCTGATACTGCGCAGCCAACTATGAGAGTTAGCAGCAATATCAGGAACGCGAACCAAACGAGAGACTTAATTAAGCCCCCCGTTTAGTAACGGTACAGCAGCCGTGCCGGTGCCATCGTAGAGAAACGTGCTAGTGCCACCCGTGGCAACTAGCGACGTAAGCTCCGCGAGGACGTTGGCAGCTTCGGTATTTGCCGTCATAGCACCCACAGGGGTGTCAAGGACGATATACGCCGAATTCGTGATTGGAGTAGTAGAATCGACACCTGAGAGAGTGGTTTTATCCACTCTCAATAAGGATCGTTTCCGCTTCTTCATTCCCGATCCTGTCTCAGTATGGGACAGGGTTATACGATGAGGAAGAGAGTAGGTTTCCCCACTCTGCCCCCATACGTGTTTGCGGCCCGCTTTATCGAGGGTAACGAATTCAACTTCGGTACCCGCAGCGTTCTTTACTTCGTTTGTATTGAGTGTATCATTCATGTACGAACGAATAGCTTGGTCAAGCTATTCAGCGGATTTAACGACCAGTTCGTCGGAAACGCTTTTTGCGTCGCGTAATCGCGAGCGCAGCAGCGAGACTGAACTCTCTATAATTCAGCCCGCCAGTTAGAAACTGGCTCCTATCCGGAAGGCCCGCTGATCGACGGTAAACCGTCTCACGCACCACCGGGTAAGTGAAGTACCCTTGATTGGCCGATGATAGGTCGTAAGCACCGTTAGCATCAATAACGCTAACAGTGATTCGACGTTCTCTAAAGACCGACCAAGAATACTGAAGTATGTTAATGTCCGGGTCCATCAAGCCTGGCTTTGATATATGCTGTAAGTAGTCGCCAACATTGGCAACCCAGTCTACAACAAAGCTCCACGGTATCGCGTTCCAGATTATCTGGGCATTAAGGTTAATGCCGAGACGGTCTAGAAGAGCGAGACCTCGAGCATACTCGAGTTGGAATGCAGTATAATTCGCATTGTACTGCAATTGGGCCCGAAAGACAGTGGGGAAGTAGACAACGTCACGCTGACAATAACAAGCGGAGTAGCCAGTTTTACCAGAAATGGTAATCGGCTGCGCGCTGAAGTTAACGCCAGAATGAACGTCCTCAAACTCGTTCCAGTCTGCACCGAAATGTGCAGTCTGAAGCCCACTATGGAAGTTCACAGCAGATAAAGATTTCTGCATGAACTCCTTCAGTGAAAGGTAGATGCCTTCCACATCACCGACCATTGGCAGAACATTAAACGAAAGCTCGAGGTGAGCTTCCGCTGCCAAACGAGAAACATCGTGCCAAGTTGACTTAGATTTCAACTTTTCACGTAAACGCCGGAACCGCGGGGAGTTGATAAGAGATTTTAACCTCGTAAATCGACTCCGCAGTTCAACGATGAATGTTTTAAGCGTGAATATATCTTTCAACTCTATTAACGAATTGATAAGAGATATTCTACTTTTGACGTGAGGGATCATGGTTCGCAACGAACCAGATATCAGATCGTCAATATCAGAAGGAACCTCGACAAGGTTGTCAGGGTCCCCTTGGAGCTTAAACTCAGGCAATTCTGGAAAAAGATTCCATTTGCCAAAGTCCCCGTAAACGGAGGCCAAGTTGTGCTTCATAGCATCGATGCGAGTTATCCCTTCATCAACAGAAGTGTTGGTAGAAGAGTAATTGACAACGAAGTATGAAGAACCCCTACTATCCGGAAGTCTCTCACCGCGATCAAGCCAATCGTCTAGACCTTTAGGGGTCTCGGCGAAGAGCTTGTAATGTTGGTAAGAGTTCCAATTAGTGGGGATCGAGCGACTTGTTAGATCACGTCGTCGTTTGAAACCCTTTCTGCGCTCACCCCAGTCTTCCTCTTCTAAGAGAATATATTTCTCAAAAGGGGTACAGAAGTAAGCATTAACAGAAGGTTCATTCGAATCAAACCGAAAGGAATCAGGAAAAGTGTGATAGCGAAAAGCCTTCACAGGATATCCTGTTCCAACGTTTGATACCAACCGGTCTCGTCTTATTAACATACATGGGAATTGCTGAACATTGTTCAACATTGAGGCTGCGCGCCG